GCTGACAAGGTGATTGTTGCTTGCTCTCCTGCTACATAGTTTGCTTTATCAAAAGCCAACTTAATTGTAGCAACAGCAGCCTCAACACGAACTGTTACTGTATCTGCAGAAATTGTTCCGCTTTTTACTACTACGCCTGCTGAACCAGTTTTAACACCAGCCAAAGAAAACAACGCTGCGCCATTTACAATAGATGCAGTTGTTGCTGAATTACTAATTACTGTTAAATCTGCTGATGTTGCAGTTAATGTTCCTGCACCAACAACTACTCCAGCAGCATCATACGCTACTGCAGAAATTGCATCTGCGTTAGAACCTACTGCAATTGTTGGCTTTTTAACAGTTGTAACAACTTTAGCAATGTCGCCATAAAATGTTACTTTTTCTGTTCCTAGAAGCACTCCAGAGGCTGAAGAAAGAGTAATTGTTCCTACGCCAGATGTTCCATCAGAAAATACTCCAATGTAACTACCTGCAGGAATAACCAATGATCTACCAAGAGCAGAAATGGTTGCATGGTTTGTGCCATGTCCTAACATACCAGCACCTGAAATTGTTGCTGTAACAGACTCTGAAGCAGAAGCATTAACAGCATTCTTTTGAGTTAAAACAATAACTGCTGCAGCATCAGAAGATACTGTCTTTGAAGCATATACGGTTGCATCTGTTGTTGCTGAGATTGTTTCACCAGCATTTAAAATAGATGTTGTATACGCAGTTGATGCCTTAAGATCTGGAGCGGTAACAGTAACTGTCCATGTAATAGCAGCAGATGTAACTGAACCAGATGCGCTAGTCAATGTAGGAATAAATCTGACTACATATGTTCCAGCAACGGTAGGCACATAAAATGATGAAGTAAGTTTAGCAGTTACATAACCAGTTGTATTTGTCGCTGGTGATATTGCTGCTGTTTTTGTATCTGCTGACAAGGCCACTGTTGCGCTAGATGTTTCTGTAACGGCAAACTGTGGAACACTTGCAGTAGATGGGGCTGACAATACTGCAGATATAACTGAAACAGTATCTCCAATTGATGTCCCCAAAAATGATACTGACACTACTGCTGTTGCAGTTTCGCCAGGATTAATTGTATCTGCTACAGCATCAATTGTGACAACATCAGCATAAACTGTAGCCTGTGTCGGAAGTGCTGACACCACACCCAAAGTCAAGGCTGCAGCCAAGACTGTGGCTATTCTTTTAAATGAATTCATTATTCTCCTTATATTTTATTTTTTAAATTAATTTGTATTCATTCAGAAAATCTCTGACATCATCAGGTATTTCCCTAGTTTCTAATTCTACCATACCCCTTTGTCTTTCTGCAAGTTTGGTAGCAGAAGACCAAGTATGAATCTCAATTTCTAGGTTAGATTCTTTACTTGTGTGAGATATTGCTCCAAATACCGCTCCACAAACGGCATCTGCCAAGTCCTTAGATTTTTTTCTAGGGTGATCAATACGATTATTTCTCATAATCTTAAGTTCACTCATTTCATCAAGCAATAAGGGTATCATTGGCATAGCAATTCTTTCTTCATATATCATCATGGCAAGATCTTCATAATGTTTTTTAGCAACTGAAACTGTCTCTGTTTTTAAACCAACAGCCTTCAATTCTTGTTGAATATCAAAAGATTGCCAACGGTCAAAAGATACAGTTCCAATATTAAATCCTTCTCTACGCAAGTTAATAATCCATTGTTTTACCTCAGATAAGTTAACTGGGCCTTCTACTTTTGGTTCCCACCAAGCAACAGCATCAACAACAACAATAGGAGATACTTGTTGATAATCTTTAATAACCTGAACATTGACCCATCTATCAACATGTGCTATAGCAACAGCACACTTGTCATGTTTTTGTGCAAGGTCAGCATGTACATAATATATTTTTTCAGGATCTGGTTTAAAGGATAAGTCAAACCTTCTAAAATTATCTATTGGATTTCTTAGGGTCATGCATTTTTCTAACTTTTCTTTTTGTTTAAAGAAAGCATCTGAAGCATATGTTGGAATACATGCAAACCTCATCATTGCATCGCCCATATCTGTTAAAAATGCAATTTTAAAATCTTCTATTTTGCGAGTAGGATTTACTTCCCAAGTAGGTCTTTTTAATGCAAACATTCTGGGGTACTTATAGGATAAGATGTGATCTTCTTCCCAAACAATCTCAAACCTATTATCTGGGCTATCTGGTAGTTCTTCATTAATAACAAAGGTATGTCTACGTTCTATTACTTCTTTGTCTGCAATTACATCATCATACCGCTTTGAAATAAAGTCTCCAGAAAAACGAGGGAATGAAAGAAGAACAACCTTTCCAAGATCTGGAAAACGAGAATCTACTGATCCACGAAATGCTTTATATATATTATCTGCAGTTTTACCCTGATCATTTCCAGTACCAACCTCTGTAGCAAAACCAGAAATTTCATCAAGCACTGCCATAAACAAGTTAAGACCTTCGTGAGATTCACGTTCTGAGTGACCAGAGTAAACTGTTATTGATTTATTAAAACTGATAGAGTTTACTTTTGCTTCATACTTACCCGCAAACCATGGAGACTTTTCAATTTTGTTTTTAAAACCTTTAAAAAAAACATTTTTTGCTTGCTCTGCGTTAATAGCAACGTTAATAATATCTATTGCATCTCCACTTGGTTTTCCGAAATATCTTGCAGGATCTTTGAGACATAGTAACTTATACACAATATAAGCACAGGCAACAGTAGAAGTGTGATCTTTACCACTACCTTTGCCCAACTGAAGGATGATTTCGTTTTTCGTGTATTTTTCATAGTGTTTTCCTCCTATTTCTGTTCCTAATAAATTTTCTAAATCATTTTTTTTGTATATCTGACTCATGGCTTCAACAATGTCATACTGTATAGGCGATAGGGGTGGTTGTCCAAGATAATCTAAAGACTCTACAAATGTTTTTACATCTGTTGGAATTTCTTCAAACTGTTCATTTTTTAACGCATCAAAAAAATCATTGAACTTCGTGGACAATGCTTATTACCTCACCTTCTTTGGCTATAGTAGATAATCTAGACATTATTAAATCTCTAACTTCTGGATGCTCTGAAGCAATATCACGTAAAATTCCAACAAGAACCTCTTGTCGTTTTTCTATTTCTATCATTTCTTCTGCAAGTTCTTTATTTTCTAACAAACCAGCCTTTTGCAACATATCAATTCTTTTTGCTTCAATATCCATAACAAGTTTTATGGCATTGTTTTTAGCACCAAGGTTTGAAGTTAAACTTGCCTCATCAATTACCTCATATGCTTGATTAATTAATTTAGTATAGTGTTTATCTGCACCAACAAGAGCCTCTTTTGCACGAGCACGAATAGCATCATTAGCAGATGCCATTACTCTCCATTCATTTAAATGAGCAACAACTCTAGTTCTTGGCAAATCAAGTTGTTTAGAAATTACTGTTGGATCATTTCCTTTCAAGTACTCTTCAACAACTTTGTTTATTTCATCTAAATGTTGCACCATTTCATTATCTGTTGTCATTTTTTTCCTTTGCAACTTTTAATAATATTAAATAACCAATTAAATCATCTATATCATTGTCTCCAATGTAATCAGTTCCCCTCATTAATCTACTTAATTTATCATCTATTCTTACATGTAATTGTTCTGTGGGGTTTGCTTTACTAAAAACTCTAATAGGATCTAAAGCAGAATCTCCATATGCAATATTTTTTTCAATAAGCATTTGTGCAATACCTAAACAATTCATCAAGATTAAATTACCAGAGGGAGCAGATAATGAATGCAAATATAAATCATTATAATCAAAATGATTAGTATCTTTATAGACTGGAACTGGTTTCATCTTTTTGATTTCCTCAATCCAAATTTGGCAAGGTATACATAAATGGTTTCCACGCTTACCCCACATTCTTTTGCAATGTCTTCTGGATTTTTTTTATCCATGTGATACCGCTTTTTGAGCCATGCTTGGCTCTGATACATCTTAGCACCCATCATTACTCCTTGTCAAATTTTACTGCTTTTTCCCAATTATTAATTGCCCAATGACCTATTCCTGCCGCATCTGCAACATCATAATCTAATATATTTTTATCATATATTATTTCTAATAATTTAGTTGTTCTTTTTTTTCTGAAGTCTCTTTCATATGCTTTATACCAAGAATCTGATTTGTTTGGGTTTGCTGATCTTATTGCAACCTGTTCTTCTTTTGTTAATTTTTTATTGCCTAAAAATAATTGCCAAGATATTGGTGATACTCTTCCAATAATTTTTATTCCAGCCAAACCAGCACCACCTAAAATTGCACCTTGAACTAAAGCCAAATCTGCTTGAGTTTTTGGACTGTTCATAAAAATAGTGTGCTCTATAACAATTGCATTAACAAACCTATAGTGATTAAAAATAGCCTTTGTTTTTTTTGTAGCATCTTGTACTTTTTCATAAATATTATTTCCTTGAAAATTAATTTTGCCATATTCTTTTATATTTTTAGATTGATATATGCAAAATGCAAGATTATTTGTACTAGCATCTATAGCACACAAACTATCTGGCTGATTAATTATCTTGTTCATAATCAAAAAATCCTTTTATTTGTTTTAACATTTTTTCTACTGTTTTTTCATGAACATTACATTCGTTACAAAAACCTAAATCATTATAAATAGATAGTTGTTTGCCACAACCACCAAGACATATTCTTCGTTTACCTATTCTTTTTTGACTACGGGTTATTTGATATCTTTCAATAATTTTTTCTTTAGTTGCTTCTTCCCTACATGTTTTACTACAATATATTTGATAAGTAACTTTAGGAGTAAATTTTATATTACATCGTTCACATTGTCTCACGCAATTCCTCCAACGAAGCAATTTTTACTACTCCCGTACCAGCATCATTGCAAGTTTTTTGAACAGGACAATTTTTACATATTTTAGAATTAGATCTGTAATTTTTAATTGGGAGTTCGTTTTTCATCCAACTGGCTCTAACTACTCTCATCCAATCAAAAGCATTATTTACATATTCACGGTAATAATCACCTACTTCTAACGGTATAGCAAGTAACTCATGTGTATTTTTATTTTCATATAAAATAACACCACGTTTATAGCCTAAAATTTTCATGTATATAAGAGTTTGTAGAATATGATCTTTTTTTGCTTTACCAGTTCTTTTACGATATTCAAAACCTTCAACAGGAGCCGTTTTAATTTCTAATAACAATTCTTCATTATTCCAATTAATAATACCGTCACCTTTACCATAAATTGGAGGACTATCATTTCTTATCTCAAATTCTGTTGTTTTTTCTATTTTTTTTGTTTTTTCATTTTTCTTTTCAAATACTTTAACAATTCCGCTTTGAATTAAGGCTTTTTGAATTCTTTCGTGACTATATGTTCCATTTGTTCTATTGGCAATTCCAAAAGCATCAGATGTTTCTTC